CGCTAGCTCATTAGGGCAAAGTAAACAAGCCGCCCTAGAAGCTGCCGCGACGTTTGGCGTATTCGGTAAAGCTGCCGGTAAAACCGGTGAGGATTTAGCCACGTTTTCTACCCAAATGGTCCAACTTACAAGCGACCTAGCTAGCTTCCATAACGCTAACCCGGCCGACGTTGCCCTAGCCCTTGGTGCTGCCCTACGTGGCGAAAGCGAGCCTATTCGTAAATACGGCGTACTACTTAACGACGCCGCCCTAAAAGCTCAAGCTATGGCTATGGGCATTTACAACGGTAAAGGCGCGTTAGAACAAAACGCGAAAGTACTCGCCGCCCAAGCGCTCATATTAAAACAAACCGGCGACGCACAAGGCGACTTTGCCCGCACAAGCGGCGGCCTAGCCAACCAGCAGCGAATATTAAAGGCCCGAATAGATGACGCTGTAGTAGCCATTGGTACAGCTTTTATACCTATCGTGGAAGCCGTAATACCCGTATTAACCACTATGGCAACATGGACGGCTAAAAACTCGGGCCTAATCTCCGCATTTTCTATAGCGTTAGGCGTACTTGCCGGCGTTGTAGCTGCCGTAAGTATCGCTTACAAGGTTTATAAAGCCGCCGCCGTATTAACTACCGCGGTAAACTACGCTTTAGCTACCTCATTTACCGCCGTCCAAATTTCCACCGGTTTTGGTATTGCTGCCGTTATTGCCGGCGTAGCCGCTTTTGCCCTATACCAACGGCAAATGAAAGCCGCCCGAGGCGAAATAGAGGCCACTACTAAAGCTCAAAACGGATTAAACGGTGCATTTATTGGGCCTCAACTAGCGCCCGCGGAACTAGAGCGACGTACTAAGGCGTTTTACGGCATTGGTGAAAGCTCCGCCGGTGCAGCTAAAGAGGTTGAAAGCTTTGCGGCAGCTCTAAAAGAAAAACTAGGAGAAGCTTTAGACACCGCGAAAGACGCATTAAAAACCGCTCAAGAGGCGTTTACCGAGTTTGCTAAAACTACCGCCGACAGCATTAAACAAGCGTTTAGTTTTAGTGACGCTAAAGACGCCGGCGCGGAGACTGGCGGCGGTTTTCTAGACGGCCTACGCTCCCAAGTATCGGGGATAGTTGCCTACACCGAAAAACTACAAGCCTTGCTAAAAACAAACCTTAGCCGTGACGCTTTCCAAATGGTGCTAGACGCCGGACAGGAAGCCGGTAGCGCAATAGCCGACGAACTAATTACCGGTGGGCAAACCGCCATAGACGCGACTAACGACCTCGTAGACGCCGCTAACCGCGCCGCCGACAAGGTTGGGCTAAATGGTGCTACCAAATGGTTACAAGCGGGCGTAGACAGCGCTAAAGCAATAGTGGACGGACTACAAGCCGAGCTAGACAAACTCACGCCTAAACTCATGGCGAAAATGGACGCGATAGCGGCCAAAATGAAGCGTACGGTAACTATTGACGTTTTCGTATCTAACAAAATGGCGGAGATTACAGGCCGTTTAGGTATTCCCGCTATGGCCGACGGCGGCATAGTGACAGGCCCAACCCTCGCCCTCATAGGCGAAAACGGTAGCGAGGCCGTAATTCCATTAAACCAAATGGGCAAAATGGGCGGCGGTGGCGGTGCTATCACCGTAAACGTAAACGGCGGCCTAGCAACCTCGGCGGAAGTAGGGCGCGCCGTAGTGGACGCTATCCGCCAATTTAACCAAGTATCAGGCCCCGCTAATATCCGGGTTGCCTAATGCCGGCCACAATACCTAACGGCGGTACCTACACCGTAGAGATATCCACAGGCTATACCCTTGGCGGCTTCACACTAAATAACGCGGTTAGCGGACTATTAAACGGCACCGCCGGAGTGTTAGACGGCCGTAGCGAATATGCCGACATTACAAGCGAAGTAGACAGCTTTAGTATCCGTCGCGGGCGTCGTACCGTTACCGACCAAATGCCCGTTAGCGGTACTTGCTCAATAAAAATTAACGACGAAAGCGAAGCGTTTAACCCATACAACACGAGCAGCGTTTACTATAACCCGGTACTCAATGAGCCGGGCCTAGCCCCATTACGTAAGGTACGTATAAGCCGTGGCGCTAACTATATTTTCGTTGGCCGTATCACCGCGTTTGACCAAACTTACAAGCTTGGCGGCATTGACGAAATCACCGCTACCGCTAGCGACGACATATACCTATTGAGCCAAACGGCGTTAGACGCTTTCACGCCGGCTAGCCAAACCGCTAGCGCCCGTATTAGCACCGTTTTAGCGCGCCCCGAAGTCTCTTTTACTGGCACTACTTCAATTACGGCTAGCCCTATAACTACCCTTGGCGCCTATCCGGTAGCTGCCGGAACGTCCACTACCGCCTATTTGGGCGATATTAACGACGCGGAGCAAGGCCGCCTATTTTGTAACCGTTCTAATACCCTCGTATTTCAACCGAGAATAACGGCGGCGGTATCTGCCCCGGTAGCGTCATTTAGTGACGTTGGCGGCGCCGGTATCCCATATAACGACCTGCAAATAGAGTTTGACCAAAATATAGTTATTAACCGGGCGGCCGTAACCATTACTGGCGGTACGCAACAAACCGCGACTAACGCGGCCTCTATCAGTACGTACTATACGCAAAGTAAAGAGTACGGTAATAGCCTTTTAAGCACCGACGCCCAAGCTTTAACGCTCGCTAACTATCTTTTGGTACCAAACCCTAACCCACGTTTTACGGCCGTCTCGTCGTGGTTTGGTGCTTTATCTGCCGGACAGCGTGACACGGTAGCGCTATTAGATATTGGGGATTTAATCCAAATAACCAAGACGGATAGTTTTGGCACTACTACCGAGGCGTCATATATTGAGGGTTTGGAGACTACGGTAACTTTTGATTACGGGCAAACGAGCCGGTTTTATACGACGCAAACCACGGTTTACGAGCCGTTCCTACTTAACAGCGCTACGCAAGGTACGCTTGACAGCGATAACGCGCTTACTTGAGTTAGGATTATTTCACTATGGCAATACAAACATTTACAAGCGGCCAAATACTCACGGCCGCCCAAATGACGACGTTACAAGCCAATGATTATAACTGGACGGTTAGCAATAAAACCGCGAGCTATACCCTTGTAGCTGCCGACAAAGGTACCCGTATTGTTATGAGTAGCGCGACAGCTACGACAATTACGGTAAATACCGCCCTTTTCGCTGCCGGCGACACTTTGGCGATAAGTAACATTGGCACCGCGCCAACCGTAGTGACAGCCGGAACGGCAACCGTAACTACGACCGGCTCCCTCACTATTAACCAATGGGGCGGCGGTACTCTTTACTTTACTAGCGCTTCGGCCGCCATTTTTTACCCGAGCGCCGGCTCACCAATTACACCCCAAATGGCGATTTTTAACGAGACACAAGCAACCGGTACACAGGGCGGCGCGAGCGTAGCCGGTGCATTTACTAAGCGTACGTTAAATACCACGATTACTAATAACATTGGCGCGACAATTACGGCGAGCGTTATCGCGCTAACCGCCGGTACTTACCGCGTGTTTTGTATGGCCCCGTTTTATAACGTGTCGGGCGTAGCTATTCGGCTACGCAATACGACCGACAGCACGACAACTATTAACGGCGTCAATAACTATGTAGCCGGTACCGCCGGTTGCTACGCCCAATTTCAAGGCATTTTTACTATCACCGCTACCAAAAACTTTGAGGTCCAATACCTATGTAACACGGCGACAGCCTCAAACGGCCTCGGCGTAGCCATGACCGGTAGCGCCGTAAGCGAAATCTATACCCAAATAACAATAGAAAAACTCGGATAATGGCAACGGAACAAGAAATAAATAGCCAAATTGGTAACGCTACACGCGAACTAGCACCCGGCACCACGTGGAAATACGACCCACCCGGAGACGGCTACTATTGTTTGGAATGGTTAGACGACCCCGCGCTACAACCAACCGAAGCGGCAACAATGGCAAAAGCTACCGAACTAGCAAACAATTTACCGTCGGCGTGACGTGGCTACTAGCGTTTTGGTGGCTTGTATCGGTGGCGGCTTCTCTATTCTCGTGGCGCTTATTCATAAATACGCTAAAGAAAACCGCGACGACCACGGCACCGTCCACCGCCTACTCGGCAGAATAGAACAAAAACTAGACGACCATATAGAGGGCCATAATGTCTAAAAATGTTAAACAAGTATTAGCTAGCTACGCCCGCGCCGCGCTCGCCGCCGTAATCACGTTGGCCGCTACCGGCAACATGAGCCCTCACGATTTAGGTATGGCAGCTTTAGCCGCTATTGCTCCACCGTTGCTACGTTGGCTAAACCCAAACGACACACTTGGACAAAATGCCAACTAAACCGGTACCTAACGCCAAACCTTATACCGGCAATAAAGACGGCCAAGCACCGGCACCGCGTAAAGGTACCGACGAATTTATACGCCAATGCGTGAAGCGCTGCCCCGCTTTATGGCCTAACGGCTCCTGGAGCCCCGGGCGTGATATGCGCGGCAAACCCGGCGTAGCGTCGGTACACAATACCGGGCGGGCTATGGATTTAAGCTACCGCTATATCGTGAACGTGAAAGACGCGAGCAACACTAAAGGCGTACCGAACGGCCGCCAAATGTCTAAAGCTTTCGTAGAGACATTGGTAGCTAACGCTAACTCTTTTGGTATTGAGTGTGTACTTGACTACTTCCCTAAAAGTTTTGGGCGCGGTTGGCGCTGCGACCGCCAAACATGGCAGCGCTACACGAAAGAGACAATACACGGCGCGCCCGGTGGCGACTGGTGGCATATAGAACTAAACCCGGCTATGGCCGACGACGAAAACGCGGTAAAAGCCGCATTTTTAGCGGTTTTCGGGCCAATACCTAAACCCGTGTAACCCCGTTGGTAGGCTCGTCCTAACCGACGAGAGGCTAAAACGCTATGAGCGATATCCAAAGATTTAACTACCGGTGCTTTATTACCCGCATAGAGGGCGGTACCGAAGTATTAATACAGATATTTGAGCACCCGGAGACCGGCGAGACATTACACGCCCAAATAGCGTTTAGAGGCCCTCACGGCTCCACATGGGGTACGCCATACCAATTAGAGGCTAAATGATTATCCAAGGATTAGTAAGCGTTTTACTTTTGGTGCCGGCAAGTAATCGCGACGTACCGCCGCCCGACCTATGCGCGAAAGTGGCCGCTTTTGCTATCGCTGCCGAGTTACCTAAAAAACAATTACCTACAGCTCTACGCATAGCCCACCGCGAAAGCCGGTGCAACCCGAGGGCATTTAACGCCAACGACCCAAACGGCGGTAGTTATGGCCATTACCAAATTAACGGCTTTTGGTGCCGCCCTAACCGATATTGGCCCGACGGTTGGCTACAAGCTAAAGGGATACTAAAAAAATGTACCGACCTATACCAACCCGACGTACAAGCTTCGGCTATGGTAGCGATATTCCGTAACAGCGGTTGGATACCGTGGAGTACGAGATAACCCGACGATAGGAAAGGCCCACCAAATGAGCGACGAAGTAACCCCACAAACCCGAGCCGTAATAACCGTATTAGAGGAATTAGTACGGCCTCAACATAAAGTAAAACCGACCGTAAATACCGCTTTAATTACACGAGTACGAAATATGCGTACCGATTTTGTTTTAGCCGGCAACGACGACTACGCCAACACTTTAGAGCAAGTGTTACAAGCGTTAGGTAGTCACTCGTGACAACCATACGATTTACCGATAACGAAATTAACTACGTTTACGCGGTAGCAGCACTAATAGCCGACGAAGTGAAAAGCCGCCCAAACGCCGTACCCAAATACGACCCCGGCGTAGAGTTCCCGGCCATAAAAATAGGTTGCCTAGGCGAATACGCTTTAGCGAAATATCTAGGCGTTAATTGGGGTTTTACACCATACGACCTACACGCTAACGACGTAGACGGCTACGAGGTACGCGCCACTATGCGTATGGACGGTTGCCTATTAACGAAAGATACCGACAAGCTTGGCGTATATGTTTTAGCTACTGGCGATAAAGCTACTAAAACGATTACGCTCCAAGGTTGGGCGACGCTCACCGAGACAAATACCCCGCCCCGGTGGGCGTCGTTCATGCCTAAGCCGTGTTATCGTACGCCCCAAGATTTGTTACACCCAATGGCTACACTTCCAAAAATTAAATAACCACAAATGAAAGATAAACCCGACGTGAAATTATGTAGTAAGTGTGGTGTACCAACATACGCCTACAAAGTAAATAAAGCTCAACCGTGGACGCTATATTTCCACCCCGGCACGTGTAAGAAAAAAGGTTATTAACCGTGGCATATTCACTAGATAACTACGTAGACGTACCAACCCGGCTTAAAGACGCGCTAATAAAATGGCCCGAGCTTCGCATACAAGAGACAAGCGCCGAAGTAGTAACCATGCCCGACGGCTCATGCTTTTACCGTTGCACCGTTACCGTTTGGCGCGACGCCAACGACCCGCTACCCGCTATTGCTACAGCTGCCGAGCCTTACCCCGGCAAAACGCCATACACAAAAAATAGCGAGTTTATGGTGGGTATGACTAGCGCGTTAGGCCGCGCCCTTGGCTATATGGGTATGGGAGTAGCTAAAGCTATAGCGAGCCAAAACGAAGTATTAGCGCGTTTAGACCAACCGGTAGAGGTAATTCGTAAAGAGCGCCCGCCGCATACCGTGGAGACAGTAGCGAGCGCTAAACAAATAGCGTACGTGAAAGCTTTAGCGCGAGGTTTAGAGCTTGACGAGCCCCAAGCCGTAGAGGCTATTAGCGCGATACTCGGCCGCGACGACGTTCTAATTAACCTACTTAGCCCAAGTGAAGCTAAGACGATTATAGAGGCATGGAAAAAATGATAGCTTTAGTAGGTGCTTGGTTTTCGGGGTTTATCTCCGGTATAGCTTTTCTCGTTTGGTGGGCTAACAAATGATACCCAACGGATTTGAGGGCACACTCACCGACCATGAGGGATTTACTTATAATAACGTGCAAGATTTTAGGGCGTCGCTATTGCATGAATTAGCGGACACGTTAAACGAGCTACTAATAAACGATAATTGGCCGCAAAGAAAACGGGCGCTACTAGTATTGCGCGACTATGACCGACACTTTCCGGGCCAAGCCTTGTTAAATGGTGAGTTTGACCACCTATAAATAACCATTAGTAAATGGTGCCGGCTTTGACTGGCCATAGAGCTACTAACCGCCGCGGGTTAGGTGCATGACACGCGGTAACGCGGGTAGAGGTTGGCGCCCGTGAATAGCAAGACGAATATAAACGGGCAAAGCTAACCGGCGGCCTATAAACATAATTAGGCGTAATGAACAATAAGAGATAGTGGGAACGGCTAGGGCTAACCGTGGGAGGGCAATTAACCTATTAGGCTTTACAACATGGCGCGACTACCAACCGTAAAAGATAGCGCGCCATGCTCAACTATCTAAACATATAGACACATAACAAACCCAACCGAGGTAAACCCGACATGAAAACCAACCCCACCAACCACGGACAAGCCGCGCTAGCGGCGCGTCAGGCCAAGCGAAGCGCGGCAGCATGAGCACCAACGCCAATAGCAAAGCACGTAACCAAGCCGAGTTTAAGAAAAACCGAAAACGAATACTCGGAGACGGCGCGCCGTGTCATTGGTGCGGCAACCTCGCCACCGAAGCGGACCATTTAATACCCACCATAGAGGGCGGAACTAACGACATATCTAACCTCGTGCCGGCCTGTAAACCCTGTAATGCGCGACGAGGCCAAGCAACCAAAACACGCCGCGAACGCGAACGGAACGGAACACTAATCACCGAGCAAACCCAATACCCACAAGGAAAACAAAACGAAAACACGGAGAGCGTTTTTTTCTCGTCACCGGAGAAGCCCCCGCAAGGTCCGTATCGTATATCTGACCCAATAAATAAAAGGGTTTTGACTGACCGGCCCGAACTAGCGGCGACTGGCCGACAGTACCCAAGATTGGAGACGACCACGGACAGCGGTTTTCTATCGGTAGGTAATGAGGTAGCGGAGTTTGCCCTAGAGGTATTAAACGTGGAGTTAATGCCGTGGCAGCTTCACGTACTTAATCAAATGACCGCCTACGACATGGATAACGGTTTAGAAAAGTGGCGGCACCGTGTCGCTATGGTGAGTGTTGCCCGGCAGAACGGAAAGACGACCGCTATAGCTGCCCTAGTTGGTTGGTGGCTTGTTACTCAAGGGAAGCGCCGAGGGCAAAAGCAAACGGTAATAACGGTAGCTCATAAACTTGACCTCGCTACAAGTTTGTTTACGTACTTGGCCCCAATTTTAGAAGCCCGGTTTAATGCTTCCGTCTCATGGAGTTATGGCCGTATGTCGCTAACTATGCCCGACGGCTCAACATGGTTAGTACGTGCAGCAACCCCACAAGCCGGCCACGGTTACAGCGCCGACCTAGTAATAGTAGACGAAGTATGGGCCGTTAGTGAGGCCGCCATAGACGACGGTTTACTACCGTCTCAACGTGCGCGAAAAAACCCGTTACTTGCTATGTGGAGTACCGCCGGCACCCAAGATAGCCACGCTATGTTACGTTGGCGCGAACAAGGCCTTAGAGCCATAGACAGCGGACAGCAAACAAGCTTTTATTTCGCCGAGTTTTCACCGCCGCCGTCGGTGGATTTTATGACTATGGAAGCTTGGCAATACTCAAACCCGGCACTAGGGCATACGTTAGAGCCGGCCGTATTACTTGCCGAAGCCGAAGCTCCCAACCGTTCCGCATTTTTACGCGCGTCGGTAAACGTCTTTACGGCCACTACTTCGGGTTGGTTAGAGCCCGGCATATTTGAGCAGCTACAAACCCCGGAGCCTTGCCCACCGGGCGGAGTTTTAGCCGTAGAGG